CGACGAGTAACCATCCTGATTGATACGAGTCAACGAATGACCCGTGCCATCAATGGTAATCGTAAGAGGCGTGGCAAACATGGTTTTCTCCTTAGTTGAAGCCTAATCCGAACGGGTATAACCCCGCTTAGACGAGGCAACAACCGCAGAGATGTTGGCGAGTTGTGTGCGTGAAAGCACGTCGAATTGGCTGACGTAGTTACCAGGTGCCCCCGGTAACCGATACTTTCTCTCGTAAGAGAGGAGTATCTGGGGGAATACAATGCCAGGAACTGGATTGCCTATTACCTCAGCAACAAGATACTTGTTGGTGCGGCACATTACAGAGCCTCTGTCAACGAGCCCGGGTATCGTATTACCGATATAACCCAGGTAATCGCCAACAGAAGCAAAGTAATCAGCAAGCCATGACCAGGGAACAAGTTCCCAGAGGTCGTTGATGGAGATATCTCCATCAACTAACTTGGCACGCGCGAGGAGACGTAATTGGTTATCTGAGAGATGCTTAAGCGTCTCACAGGTCCAAATTACGTGACCCCAAGCGGAATGAGCAATAGAAGTGGTCTCTTTAGTATCGATACGGAAAGGCCAGGACTGAGAGAAAGTATTCTCAGACACTGACGGTTCCCGGACGTACTGAAGAAGACCTCTAGTGCTCTTCTTGTAACCCCTATCTCGAAGCCTCCTTAATTCCTCGAACCGACGATTAATCAGTTCGGGAAGGGTAAGGATGGTCTCGAGATCGGAGAGCATGGGAGAAATACCGAACGACCAAGAGAGCCAGGCGTCAGATAGCTGATTAAGCTTACTGGTTCGCCATCTCCTAACATTGATAAGATCCTTAGCGGATCTAATCAGCGAAGGGACTTCTCGGAGTTCGAAGAGAGCAACGGGGACGTTGCTCTCAGCCCGTGCCGGAGACGTCTGATTGACAAAACGAGTGTACTCGTATTGGAGATCAGAGTCTGTCACATTGGGACCGATATTAGCCATCAACGTCCGTATGGAGTTGGGGTTATATCCGTAGCGTGGGATAAGATACTTATCACACACTACTTCCCTAGAGGTGCCGGCCAAGATGCCTTTACCACTGACTTCACCTGAGTGTACGCGCCACGTTTCGGACTTGAATAAGTTACCGTTACGGGGCATGTCCACCAGGTCTTCAGTATAGCGCTGGATGGGGGAGTACGAAGAATATTCGTATTCGTCCCAGTCAGATCTATGGAAC